GAAGTATGAAAGGTTCGGGTATCTATTCCGAAGATGTAACACTTGAAGTTGAGTGCGGAGAGTGCGGTAAGTCTTGGGAAGAAGATTTTATGACTGATGACTGGGGAAATGTATCCTCTGAAGTAAAGTGTCAGTGCGGTAATGCTTGGACTTTTGAGAAGGAACAGGAAGAAATGGGCGACCCTAATGCGCCCGATACCCTAGAAGAACTATGGGGCGACTAGCCTCTAAGCCCTCTGCCGAAAGGTGGGGGGCTTTTCTACATAAGAAGGGGAAAAATCAGGAAGGCCGGGTGCGGTTATTCTTTAGTGTATGGAAATCGTTCAAAAGGTTTATCACCCAAATGGATCTAATGCCCCGTTCGTTGTGGCAATAGTTGATGACCCTGCCGAAGGAGATACAAAGATAGTAATAATGTTTGAAGATGACGAATACACTGCCGTTCTTTCGCTGGACAGACTTATTGAAAGTGAGGATATAGGAGAGAAAAATTCTCACCTTGCCGATAAATATGAGTATGCCTTGCGTGATGAATTGTGGAATGACTTTAACTACTAAGTAAGGAAAAAATCTTGACAACAATAGCTGCGGTTCAGGGTGAGGGCTGGGCGGTTATTGGCTATGACTCTAGGGTTTCAGAGGAAGATGGCAGGACTTATATTCTGCCAAAAGATAATGGAAAAGTTTTTAAGAATGGTAATTACATAATTGCCGTGGCCGGGGATGTAAGAGCAATAAATATATTAGCCCACGTTTTTAAGCCACCAGTCTGCACTGCAACTACTCTAGGTTTGAAGTTAGATAAATTTATGACTGCCGTGTTTATCCCAGAACTTAAAAAGTGTTTTGAGGAAGCCAGTTATTCAAAAGATGGAGAACACGAAAGCCAGTTAGTTATCTTGGTCAATGGGACTATCTATGAGATAGGTGAGGACTTTTCTTGGTGTCACGATACAGTCGGAGCATATGCCGTTGGTTCAGGTTCAGCCTATGCTCTAGGGGTTCTCAATGCGTTATCAGAAGGAAAGAAAAGAACTCTCACTAACGCAAGGTCAGCTATCAAAACTGCGCTCGCCGTATCCTCAAAGTTTGATAATAAAACTGCCGAGCCTTTTTATCTTTTGACTCAATACAGAGATTAGTTTTTCCCCCCTTATATATAGACATAAAAATAACCCCCGATTTCTCGGGGGCTATCTTTAGCACTTCTCGCAAACTATGTTGCGGTAATAATCTATTTGCCTAATTTGGAATTGCTCTCCGCAACGATAGCAATTTATCCAAATCATTACTTCTCTTGCCTTTACTTTTGCCATTTGAGTTTCCCTTTCTCTTGGCTTGTGTCTTAATTGTATTATGTCTGCCGTTGAAAGTATTGGATTTCGTTTTGGCGTGTCGCTTATTCGTAAAGTTCAGCACAGTTCTCGCATAGGAAATTAGAAATAGTTACTTCCCCACACATAGAACAATTAGTTGTAGGTCGTTTGATGTCCCACGGGTCTTGATATTCCATAAGTCTTTACCCCCTTTCTATATAGTTAATACCGCCTTAGCCAAAAAAGTGTTAATTATTAGACGCGCAGGAAATCAATTTGGTTCCATTAGTTGCAAAATGCAGGAAAGTAATTTACAATACAGCTACAACTTAATACCAAATAACTAGGGAGATAGAAATGACAAAGCCAACTTGGGATAAGTTTCAACAAGCAACCCCGTTGCTACACGGTAAAGAAGTAGAGTTAGAGGAGAACTCGACTCTATGGCGCAATAAGTTTTATCAGGTCGAGAAGAAGATTTTGCAACCTGAACTAGGTGAAGCAGGTGCGATGTGGCTATCAATAAAGCATCACGATAAGAAAGCCATTCGAGACTGGAGACACTTCCAAAGAATTAAAAATGAACTTGCAGGTGCGGAAAGAGAAGCAATAGAAATCTTTCCACCTGAAAGCCAGTTAGTTGATACCGCAAATCAGTATCACCTATGGGTAATGCCTGAAGGTCAAAGCACTCCGTTCACTTGGAAGCAGGGTCGTTTAGTTGCCGAAAGCAATGACGACCCAGAACTTTTGAAAGTACTTGAAAAAGCAGGTATCTCAAAAGAGCAGGTTTCTAGTTCCGTACAAAGACCATTCGAGTAATCGAGGAGGGGCGCTCGCAAGAGCGTCCCTTTTCCCCGACTATATATAGGGGGGGAAAAAGACACACCCAAAACAAATAAAGCAGGGAAGTAGAGAAATGCAGGGAAGTTTGATACAGTTCTACTAGTGGCTAAGGGAGTCACAGGAAGCAGGGACAAAGTGAAGACAGAAGCAAAGTTTATTAGGCGCAGAGTCGCGGTTGGTCTTGTCTTGTTAGGACTATTCGCTTGGGCTATGGACGCTACAACTCCCGAGATGTGCAAAGTTCCAACAGAGCAGATGAACCAATTCTGCCTAGATTTGCTATACCCGTGAGTGAGGAAGTGAGAGACCCTCAAGGTGGGCTAAGCGACCAAGAGTTCGCTTGCCTACTCTTTAGGTCGTGCGGAGTTCCTGAAAAGGCGCTCGCAGGTGCATTAGGAATTAGCCACGCTGAAGAGTGCGGTTTTTGTCTTGGGACTAAACAGGTAGACCCGAGAAGCGTTAGACGATAACTACTATATATAAGGGGGGAAAAAAATGCTACTTGATACAGGAACGTTAATAGCGATAGTAATTGCGCTCGCTGGCTCTTGCTTCGTTATGGTTGTAAGTATCAGAACGCAAGGAAAGCTACATCAGACTATTAACTTGAAGAATGAACACATTAGAAGTCTTCAAGCCGAAATCCACAGACAGAAAAGGAATCAATTAAATGAAAGTAGCTAGTATCCAAACCAAGGCTATAAAACTCTATAAGAAGGGGCTTGCTATCGAGGCAGTCGCTCAGGAGTTAGGAGTTGCCTACCGAACTGCAAGAAAGGCTATCTATTCAGAAGGGGTGATAGTTAGAGACCCTTCCGAAAGGTTACTGGGTAGAACTAGCCCTACAGGTCAGAAGGCAGTAAAGAAGAAGGCAGTTACCCCGAAGAAGAAAAAGAGGAAATAAGAATGGATCTAAAAAATATAGTTTGGACTGCGGTTCTTTCTATGGTGATGGCAGTTGGCTCAATTATCGCTGGGCTTCAGAACAGTTCAGGAGGAGACAGTCTTGCCTTGTCTCTTGGGCTCAGCTCTATCGCTCTTGCGACCCTTTCAGCAAGGGACAAGCGATAGGAGATATTAGGAGGGAGGAAGGGCTAGAAGTAGCCCTTTCCTTCTTTTTTTGGGGCAATTAGGGTTTAAGCGTGATTATCTATAATAAAGAAGGATTTATGCGGTAAAAATACTTTTTGAACACGCTCACGCTGGATTTGACTCCCGAGCCAACCTGCATTTATGCTAGAGTTTATGAACAGGAAGTTAACGACATAAGGAGATTTACGAATTAGACACTTGAAGTAAGGCTATCCCCTAAGAGGCGATGGTCGGGTTGGTGAAGTCTCCAACCCCGTCCCCGTAACCTAACAAAGGAAAAACCAAATGAACCCATCTCTAAACTCACCCGAAAAGGTGTTGGCACTACTATCACTCTTCATAGTTCTATCATCAGGAGCGGTTGCAGTAGCAGTAGAGAGTAAAGTCCAAGAGGTTGTCGCAACAGAGCAAGTGGCAACAGGATTAAAAGCAGTAGATGAAATAGAGCCAGTCAAGAAGACTAAGCCTTTTTCCTACTTTGAAAACAAGACCAACCTTTCCGACATCGAGTTGGTTTGGTTGCTAGAAGCCGTAGGCTTTGAAGGTCAAGACCTGAAAGAAGCTTGGGCAATAGCCAAGAAGGAGAGCAATGGTCGTCCCCTTGCTTTCAATGGTAACTCCCTAACTGGAGACAATTCTTACGGTATCTTTCAAATCAATATGATCAACACGCTTGGTGATGATCGTAGAGACAAGTTTGATTTGGATCATAATGCGGACTTGTTTAACCCAGTAAAGAACGCTCAAATTGCTAAGCATATGAGCAAGGGTGGACTCGATTGGAGTTCTTGGCACATAGGCAAAGACGCTTATACTAGTACTAGTGGAAAGCACTATGCCAAGTTCAAAGAGTGGCTTGGCAAATTCCCCACAGAAAAGAAGTGAGACTATGAGCGAGCAAGAAAACCTTATGCCGTTGCTTGGTTCTGTAGCGCCTTCAACTAATGAGCAAGCGCTCGCAGTTGAGTCAGAGCCAGTAGCGATCAAAGAAGAACCAAAGAAAGACAAGAAAGCTCCAACCTTTCAAGTCAATCCTGAAAAATATGTTTATCTTTCTGCATTAAAAGTAAATGCTTATGAAGGAAACTCGGAATCAGTTAAGGCAGTTCAGTTGCGGTTAAATGATCTAGGCTTTTCATCAGTGATGAACGATAAGTTCGGTCGTCTAGAAGAAGGATCAGTCGAAGCAATTAACGCTTTCAGAAAGTCTAAAGGACTTGATGAGTGCGGTTGCTTTGATGAAGAAGTCTTGGCATATCTCTTTCAAGGTGAGAGCGTTGGAGTTCTCCCTTAAATAAGTACAACAAAAAACCCCCTGCCTTGCGGTAGGGGGTTCTTTGCTTTTAGGGGTTTATGGTTGGGAGAAAAGGTCTAGTAACTTCTTTGCATATTCAGGATCAAGACCAAGTTGCTCGCCGTCTTCATCATAACTTCCTGCGATAACAACATCACCGAGAATGAAATCAGGAAAGTTTGGGAAGTTAGCCAACCAAATCTCGGTTGCTCTCTCATTCATTGGAAGTCCCTGCAACTTGCCTTTTTCATTCATAATAAGGGTGTAGCCACTTTCAAGAGTCTTTGCTTCAATAAGACCCCCGACTGCGGTTTGAAGTGTAAGTAGTTCATTACTATCTGCCGATAGATCGATGATAGAAGCTTTTCCTTCTGTAGTTAATTTAATTGCCGTCTTCATTTTAGTTCTCCCTATTGCGGTACTTGGTTTCCCGCTACCGAAATAATAGATTACTTTCCTGCATTATGCAAGATTAAATGAAAGCTTTCGTGCGGTGTGTCTTAGAAAAAGAAAAAGCCCCCCTTGGATAGGGGGGCTAATTCTTGCGGTTACTTGGTTAGGAGTAAGTCCAAGATTTCGCCGTCTGTAAGTTCTTTGTAACTGCCGTTAAAAGGACTTGTATAAGAACCTTTCGTTTCATTTGTTACGGTAACCTTTACAACCTTTCCCTTCATTTCCTTTGCATTCTTTGCGGTATCAGTAATTAGACTACTTGCACCCGATGCGGTATCGACGTGGAATATATAGTTTGTTTCTTTTGTAATTGTTGTATCGTAAGGATTTACATATTGAACTGTAATTGAGACTCCGTATGACATTTGTTGTTTCTCCCTTTGTGTTATTGAAGCCCCTTGCTTCAATAGGTAAAAGATATACAACTTCCCTGCATTTTGCAAATATAATAGACATATGACTAGTCAGAGTTTCTTATCTATTTTTATATAGTTTAGATACCTATAAGCTTTATAGTTACTGGGTAGTAAGTTACTAGGCAGTAGGTTACTAGGCAGTAGGAGTATAAAAGCTTTTAAGATCTAATATAAATTAAATTATTTACTTAAACTTATAAATAAAATATATAAATAACTATATACTCTTAAAAAATCTATAATAGTAAATAAAAAAATAATATGACTTGCTTTAATTTTATTTTTTATCATAGAAAAATTTATTTTATATTTTGTAAAAAACAGATTTTATTTATAAAAAAGGCCCGGAACGATTTTCAAAAAAGTAAAAAAGCATCCGTATCCTTCTCACAGGCCAAAAGCATAAAATGGAAAGGTTCATATAAATATAGCTGTCGTACAAGATTAGGTCCTTATCTTCTCGTACACCCCTCCAGAGATTCTGTACAATAAGATCATGCTAAATCCGCCTAAACTCCCTATTGAGGAGGTTATCTACATCTCGACGCTTACACGCTCAGAGATGGAGTCCCGCCTTCGTGCTTTGTGGAAATCAGGCTGGTCTTTAGGTGTAATAGGGAACTCTCTAAGTCCAGCGGTTCCTAAGACCACTATTCACTTCTGGGTCCGTAGATCTGCTGATGTGAAGCAGTTGCGAGCAGTCCCTCTGCCCCCTCCAAAGTCTCTTACTACCTCTGTACCCACCAAACATGCCCCACGCCTCCGTTCCGTCTCTCCAGGTGTCCCTCCCGAGCTAAGAATCCGTCTCAGGGAGCTTTCGGCTCTATCAAAGCGCTACAGGGCTAAAACAGCCCCCTCTAGCCCTCTCGCTCTAGCCAACGACGAGCTCACTCAGATTGCAAGGCAGCTTAGAAATCGTGGAGTACCTACAGCAACTATCGCAGAAGCCGCTGGAGTCACCTACAGGGCTATGGCAAGGCGGTTGAGCAAGTGAGTCGTCTCTACAAGACAAAGACAGGAACTTACAAGGACACCGAACTCGTTGTGGTGGTCTGGAGGAACCCTAAAAAGTCGAAACGGCCTCAGTCACGATCTTTAGAGACTATGTCTGCCCCTACTTCAAGATTTCCTATGGCATTTCCCCTTCTTGCTCTTAAAGATCATTATGCGTGGAAAGAAGCAAAGCACGTTAAAAACTCAGATGACTTTGATATTAATATTGAAAGCAGTTCTAGGCAGTTCCCTCTCATCTTGGACCTACAACTAGCATCTACTGCTTTAGGGTGGAATGATTTCTATGTCCCAGATGAATACACAGAGTTTGGATAAGCATTGAGAGCAATAGCAGATGTTTTTCCAGCTCTCCTGTGGATTGCCCCTCCTGACTCGGTTTCTTTAGATGAACTTGTAATTCCCGGACCTTCTCCAGAAGGGACTCGGAAAGTAGATAGGGTCAGAGTTGTTCTTATGGGGGATTTAGTTCTTGTTGCACAGGACTCTCCAGAAGGACCGAAGCTAGTATTTAGAGAAAAGTTTGTTCATAACCACGTTGAAGGAAAGCTTCACACAGTCCTAACCGAATCTGGAAAGGTTCTAGCCTTTATAAAAGATTCCAACTGCGGTTGTGGGTCGCGTCTTAGGACTTGGAACCCTTACGGACAGAATAGCTCCGTGTACTCGAGTGAGGATCCCCAAGAATGAATGATATGAGCATTTTTCAGTTTACCCTTTTAGGACTAGCCACATACAGAATTACTAGGTTGGCTACCCGCGACATGATTACAGCCCCCTTACGCAATGCCTTTTGGAAGAAGTTCCCTCCAGAGTCTTCACGTTTAGGTTATCTATCCACCTGCGAGTGGTGTCTTAGTTTTTGGACAGGATCAGGGTTGGTAATCTCGGCTATCATTATTCCAACAGTAACCTACATAGTCGCTACAATATGTGCTGTATCTGCTATCGCTGGTTTGTTGACTGCATATGAAGACAAGTAATACTTCATATTCCGCAACTGAGATGACAAGGAGTTTTCGTGGGTATCTTTACCAATGACGAAGTAACACCTTCATCTTTAGGGTCTCAGCAAACAAGTAGCAACAAAAATCAATCAACAATCTCATCTGTATTTACTAACAGTGTTCCGCAGTCTAGTTATTCAACTCCTAGAACTCTTACAGCAGCTGCAGCTCAAATTAAAATTAATGACAAGGGTGAGTTCGAGCAATTTAGAATTCGTCGCTCAGCAGGATCAAGTGCATGGCAAGCAGAAGCTTGGGAATACTACGACGCAATCGGGGAAATTAAATACGCATTTAATTTAGTTGCATCAGTTGTATCTCGTATTCGTATTTATGCCGCAGTAGTTGATGACCCGTCAGAGACTCCAATCTCTGTTCGTCAATCAGAACTAATTGATGATCGTCTTGCAGCCGCCTCAGAGCGTGCACTTGCACGACTAAACTCTGCATACGGTGGACAAGCTGGTCTTCTTAAAGATGCAGCACTCAACCTTTCAGTTGCTGGTGAATGTTATCTAGTTCAGATGCCAGCACGCCCAGCACATAATCTCCCTGAGTCTTGGGATATTCGTTCTGTAGATGAAGTAACAACAGATCCAAAGGGTGGATTCAATGTTATTGGTCGTCGTGAACAAACTAGTACTACACAAGGTGGAATCGATAAGAATTCAAAACTAGGTAACAATGCATTTGTAGGACGCATATGGCGTTCACACCCACGCTACTCAGATGAAGCAGATTCATCACTACGCGGACTTTTAGATCTTTGTGCAGAGCTTCTTCTCCTCAACAGAACGTTCCGTTCAACTGCACGTTCTCGTCTCAATGCTGGTGCTCTTTATTTACCAGATGGACTTTCTGTTGCTGCACAAGCAGATGGTGATTTCCCTTACGACTCCGAAGATGGTATTGGTCCTAACTTTACTGCTGAAGAGGCAGAAGATGAATTTGAAGAGCAGCTAATGGATGCGATGACAACTCCGATTCGTGACGAAGAGTCCGCATCAGCAGTTGTTCCTCTTATCATTCGTGGCCCTGCAGAGCTTGGCGACAAGATTAAGCAGTTTAAGTTTGAGCGTTCATTTGATCCAATGCTTGCAGAGCGTTCAGATCGTGTGCTAGAGCGCATTATGCAAGGACTTGATGTTCCAAAGGATGTAATTACAGGTCTTGCAAATGTTAAGTACTCAAACGCCGTTCAAATTGATGAATCACTATACAAGTCACACATTGAACCGTTAATGCTGCTCATTGCAGATGCACTTACTGTTGTTTATCTTCGTCCATACCTTCTTGCAAATGGCTTTGAAGACTCACAAGTTAACAAAATTGTTGTTTGGTATGACCCATCAGCAATTGCAACTCGTAATGACCGTGCAACAGATGCAGATGCAGGTTTTGATCGTATGGCAGTCTCTGCAAACACATGGCGCCGTGCTCACGGCTTCTCAGATGCAGATGCACCTACACCAACCGAGCTTTCAATCAGACTTCTACAAGAGCGTGGTGTCTTTACCCCAGAATTTACAGAAGCAATGCTTGCAGCAGTTGCTCCAGGAGTTATTAACACAGTTAGAGAACAGCAACAGCAATCATCCGTTGCTCCTATTCCACCTGAGCTACAAGCAGCACTCGATGCCGCAAGTCAAGGTGCAGAAGCAGCAGGTATTGCAACTGAAGCCCCAGCAGAAGGGCAAGAGCAGTAATGTCAGATAACTCAATTGATGATGTAGTTACTTCACTTGTTTCTGCAGGAGATCCTTGCTGGGACGGCTACAAGCAAGTTGGTATGAAAAAGGGTAAGGGCGGAAAGATGGTTCCGAACTGCGTACCTATTAATGCAGCAGATGATTCAGATGATTCAGAGTTTGCAGCAAAGAAAAAGCGCACAATTTCTCAGACTCCAGCTCCAAAGAAAGATCGCATTAAAGGTTCTAGCAAAAATAAAAAGGGTTCAGCAGCAGGAGGACGCAAAGTTACCTTCTCACCAGCTGTAGAAAAGTCTTTAAAGAATAAAGTTGCACAGCACAATGAAAAATCAGGTAAAGGTCGTCGTGCAACTCTAGGAATGCTTAAGGCCGTTTATCGTCGTGGTGCTGGTGCATATTCTGGCTCACATCGTCCCGGAATGACTCGTAACCAATGGGCTATGGGTCGTGTTAATGCATTTCTTAAGATACTTAAATCTGGTAAGCCAGCAAACTCAGCATACAAGCAAGACAATGATTTACTTCCAGCTGGACATCCACGTTCAACTAAAAAATCAAACTCTATTATGGCTTCAGCAGGTTTGGTTCCCGAAGAAAGCGACTTGGCAGAAGCACTAGTCGAGATTGCAGAAACATATGGAAAATTCAATGAAGACGCCACAGGAATCTGGGCAGGATATACACCCCCAGAAGAAAACGACGTCAGAGGTATCGGAGTCAAATGCTCTAACTGTGTTCTATACATGGGTAATGGCTCGTGCAGAATTATTGAACTCGAAGTCGAGGACGAGGGTAAGTGTCGTTTTGCGGTTATCCCAGATGGCGTCGTTGATGTCGGAGTTCTCGAAGGCGAAAAACTCGGAAACGAAATCCAATCCCCCGAAGAACTAATTAATCTTGCTAATGAATGGCGTTATGAACAAGAGCTAGGTATTGACCTTCTAGATGAGCAAGATTATTCATCTCCAGAAGAAGCGATTCTTGCTATGGCAGAGTATTCAGGCTTTGGTTACGAAGCAGAACACGCAGTTCGTGCATCTTGGCTTCGTGCAGTGCGTAATGGAGAGGATCCATTCAAGAGAGCATCACTACTCGCATCTCTAGGCTATGACAGCTTAGATTCAGACCTTCTACCAGTAAAGGCAGAAGAAGATGCACAATAAAGTAATTATAAGTTCTTACAGAGTTTATAGCAGCAGAGAACAAGCAAACATTATTCGTGAAGAAGCTAAGCTCCTCCTCGAAAAAGCAAATGAGTTTTCTACAACTAGTCGCAGAGTTAATCGTCGTTCTGCCAACAAAGTTCTTTCTCGCTCTCTACAAAAGACTAGAGGGTTGCCTTTCTCAATTAGAAAGCATCAAGCTCTTACAGAACTCTCTAACTATATTTCTTTAGCTAAGTACAACAAGATTGTTGGCTTAGAAGCATTTAATACAGATTTACTTCCAGTTTCTCACCCACGATCAACTCGTATGAACTCAATGACTGCTTCTGCAATTGCAGAGGCTCAGATGCGTTGGGTTCTTGATGATCCAAGAATCAAAGATGAGACAGTAAAGGGTCTTCTTGCTTCTGCAATGTTCTCTCCTATTGATTCCCCAGAGCACAAGTATTCAATGGCTCGTTTAGAGAATATGCCTCAAGGACAAGTTCCTCTTGAGGTTTTACTTGCCGCTGCAAATCCTTACGCTGGTAAAAACTCTGCCGCAGCTCGTCGTGCTCGTGAAGCTGTTCAGCTTTCAGATCGCTTTGAGCGTTGGATTAATATGGGACGATCTGCATCTAAAAGAGCTACAGATGGTTTCCGTGTTTATGTAAAAAGAAACGATGGATCCACAAAAAGTCTTTCTGGAGAACTACTTAACCAGAACATGTTTGATCCTAACTTGGTTGATATCGAAATGGGTAAGGGCAAGGTAGCAACAGTACCTACAAAGCTTGGTGAAGGTCTCGAAGCATTCATTAAAAGCAAGGACACTGAAGATGGATACTCTCCAGTAGAAGCAAAAGTTCCTAATGGAGCACAGGTACTTCCAGAATCAAGCATCGTTGTTTCAGATGCCCCAAGTATCTATCGTAAAGATGATGGCAGTCGTTTTCCTAACTCTGTTAAATTTACAGACGACAAGTACGACATTATTAAATTTAATACTCCTAAAGATGCACAGCAAGCTATCTCAGATGGACAGAAGCGAGCAGACGAGTTAGATAAGGCACAACCAAAGCTTCTCAAGAAGGGCGATACAGATGCTGATTCAGGAAAGCAGATGTGGAATCTTGATGAACCAGTTTTTGGTGTATATCAACGTGGAAAAAATACTCCACTTGCATTTGCTCAGTCTTGGAAAGATGTAAACAATGAAATTTTGCTTAATGAGCCTTTACTAGATGAGGAAGAGGGACGCACTTATACTCGTCCAGAGCCCCGTACTTCCGATGACAACGTTCCACTTCTAGATCAAGCAGATGATATTTTCAAGCCAACAAAAAAGAGTGAGGGAAAGAAGAAAAAGAAAGAAGCTCGTTCATTCCCATACGAAGTTCCAGATAGAGCATATGACTTTAATCCAAATGAAGAATATGTTCCCGAGTTTGGTTTTGATGACCCTGTAACAATTGCAAATGATCAAACTTCAGAAGACTTAGAAGACGCTCTTTTCACAGCAGTAGAGCCTGTTAGCGATACTGAAAAAGCAACTGGTTACGCTCCAATTAGCTTTACAGATGGTCGTGAAGAAGATGTACCAGCAGAAGCAATTGCTGCAGCAATCCGTGAGCAAGGTGGGGATGCTGAAATGGCTCTTGCACAGGCTTATGACAGAATCGCTGGCGATAATAAAAATGAAGAAGCTCTTCTTGAGTCTAGAGGAGAAAAAGCTCCTGAGATTGAAGAAGCTCCCGTTGAAGACGATGAA